ACTTTCCAGAACCATACGAATCGCCCGCTGACGGACTTCGGGGGAAAAACGAGTATTTTTAGTCATCCTGTTTACCTCTTTCTCAGGGAGTTTAGTCTCCAGGATTTCCGGGGCGGTTCATGCAGAGAATGGCTGCTGCAATTGAGAATTACTGGAGTGAACCATAATGGCTAACCTACGCAAAGAAGCGCGCGGCAGAGAATGCCAGGTACGTATTTACGGCATATGCAATGGCAATCCTGAAACTACAGTTCTGGCACATTACCGGATGGCTGGAATTTGCGGAACGGGGATGAAGCCTGACGACCTGATCGGTGCGTGGGCTTGTAGCGCGTGTCACGATGAAATCGACCGACGCACCCATAATCTCGACAACAAAGACGCCAGACTTTACCACCTCGAAGGCGTGATCAGGACGCAGGCGATACTGCTGAAGGAGGGGAAGATTAAGTCATGAACGAATATCAGTTTGTGCTTCCTTACCCGCCGTCGGTGAACACCTACTGGCGAAGACGGGGAAACCAATACTACATCAGCGATAAAGGCCAGAAATACCGAAAAGACGTTCAGCAAATCATCCGCCAACTCAAGTTAGACATTTTCACCAAATCACGACTCCGCATCAAAGTCATCGCAGACGTTCCAGACTCCCGCCGCCGCGACCTCGACAACATCCTGAAAGGTTTACTCGACTCCCTTATCCACGCCGGATTTGCGGAAGACGACGAGCAATTCGATGACATTCGCGTAATTCGTGGTGTGAAAGTACCAGGCGGACGGCTTGGAATAAAAATCACCGAACTGGAGAACGTATGAACGCCACAATTAAAACGATACCAGAGCTTCTTATCCAGACAAGAGGCAATCAGACCGAAGTGGCGAGGATGCTTTCCTGCGCAAGAGGAACAGTGCTCAAGTACAACCGAGACAGAAAAGGCGAGCGTCACGTAATAGTTAACGGCGTCCTGATGGTCAAACAGGGCAAGAGGGGAAGACGATGAGACTCGAAAGCGTAGCTAAATTTCATTCGCCAAAAAGCCCGATGATGAGCGACTCACCACGGGCTACAGCTTCTGACTCTCTTTCCGGTACTGATGTGATGGCTGCTATGGGGATGGCGCAATCACAAGCCGGATTCGGAATGGCTGCATTCTGCGGTAAGCATGAACTCAGCCAGAACGACAAACAAAAGGCTATCAACTATCTGATGCAATTTGCACACAAGGTATCGGGGAAATACCGTGGTGTGGCAAAGCTCGAAGGAAATACTAAGGCAAAGGTACTGCAAGTGCTCGCAACATTCGCTTATGCGGATTATTGCCGTAGTGCCGCGACGCCGGGCGCAAGATGCAGAGATTGCCACGGTACAGGTCGGGCAGTTGATATAGCAAAAACAGAGCAGTGGGGGAGAGTTGTTGAGAAAGAATGCGGAAGATGCAAAGGTGTCGGCTATTCAAGAATGCCAGCAAGCGCCGCATATCGCGCTGTAACGATGCTAATCCCAAATCTTACTCAACCCACCTGGTCACGCACTGTTAAGCCGCTGTATGACGCTCTGGTGGTTCAATGCCACAAGGAAGAGTCAATCGCAGACAACATTTTGAATGCAGTCACACGTTAGCAGCATGATTGCCACGGATGGCAACATATTAACGGCATGATATTGACTTTTTGAATAAAGTTGGGTAAATTTGACTCTAACGATGGGTTGCTGCCTTCGTTCAAGCCCTGATATTAACGTCTCGGGGCTTTTTGCGTTTTAAGCACAACGGAAAGCCTTCTTTCATGCCCTGCTTAGGCTCGACACTAAGTATTTGGGAGAGTTGGCTTCCCCATGTGGTTAAAACAGGGTTTGTAATGGGTACTCAGCCAAAGAACCTTCCTGTAGGGCGCTGAGCTAAGTCTCACGTAGTAGCCACCACATCCTAACCTGCTACCTCAGGAAATCGGTCGAAAGACGCCTGATAAACGTAACTGGTCCCCTTCAGCTATGGCTAGACCGGCCAGTCGAAAAGCAGTATCGTCACTGCCTGCCATAGCGAACATAGACGAGCAACTAGACGAGGTTGTTATGGAAAAAATCTCTGGAAGAGAACTGCATTTTCTCAATCGAATTCTTCAATTTAAGCAGGAGAGAATTGCTGATTCTGACGTACAGGATGATGAGATTCTCATGGTTGACTCATTGGTCCGTCATGGATATCTTGCTGTTGGCTTTTTCGACCGTGATAATAACGGCGGATATCATAGCTTAATGCAATACTACTCTCTTACCGAACTTGGCGTTGCAGCTCATAAAGATGAATGGAAATGGAGAGGGAATCCAAATTCAAATAAAGGTCGCTAAGGCGGCCTTTTTATTGCACGACATTTCTGAAAGCGCATTCCACCAAAAACCAGACAGACAAAACCCTCACCTTATCCGCTGTGGCTACGGTGCGGTGTGCTTTGCATAAAAGAAAACCAGCTCAATGGCTGGCTTCGTGAAAGCGGGTGGCAAGAGGTTGCGCTAACAACCTGATGCCGTTTTGCCCGTGCATATCGGTCACGAACAAATCTGATTACTAAACACAGTAGCCTGGATTTGTTCTATCAGTAATCGACCTTATTCCTAATTAAATAGAGCAAATCCCCTCAATGAAGGGGTAGAGCATGTACCGTATGGACAAAATCAGAGAATGGTTCAGTTACAGCTTCGGAGGACTGACTGCGATGGGTGGCATTCTCTCCCTGAATGACTGGGCTGTCATCATTGGTATTCTTTGTACTGTCGGCACATTTGGCATCAACTGGTACTACAAGCGCAAAGAGCGCGAGGACAGATTGAATGGCAATGTCACCGGCACTACGAAATAGCGTAATAGCGGCGATAAGTGGCGGGGCTATTGCTATAGCATCTGTGTTAATCACTGGCCCAAGTGGTAACGATGGTCTGGAAGGTGTGAGACATAATCCTTACAAAGACATAGTTGGTGTATGGACTGTATGTTACGGGCATACAGGAAAAGACATCATGCTCGGTAAAACGTATACCGAAGCAGAATGCAAAGCTCTCCTGAATAAAGACCTTGCCACGGTCGCCAGACAAATTAACCCGTACATCAAAGTCGATATACCGGAAACAACGCGCGGCGCTCTTTACTCGTTCGTCTACAACGTGGGGGCTGGCAATTTCAGAACATCGACGCTTCTTCGCAAAATAAACCAGGGTGATATCAAAGGCGCATGTGACCAGCTACGTCGCTGGACATACGCTGGCGGTAAGCAATGGAAAGGGCTGATGACTCGCCGTGAGATTGAGCGTGAAGTCTGTTTATGGGGGCAGCAATGAGCAGAGTAACCGCGATTATCTCCGCTCTGGTTATCTGCATCATCGTCTGCCTGTCATGGGCTGTTAATCATTACCGTGATAAAGCCATTGCCTATAAAGAACAGCGCGATAAGGCCACGTACATCATTGCTGACATGCAGAAGCGTCAACGTGACGTAGCAGAACTCGATGCCAGATATACAAAGGAGCTTGCTGATGCTAACGCGACTATCGAAAGTCTCCGTGCTGATGTTTCTGCTGGTCGTAAGCGCCTGCAAGTCGCCGCCACCTGTGCAAAGTCAACGACCGGAGCCAGCAGCATGGGCGATGGAGAAAGCCCAAGACTTACAGCAGATGCTGAACTCAATTATTACCGTCTCCGAAGTGGAATCGACAGGATAACCGCGCAGGTTAACTACCTGCAGGAGTACATCAGGACGCAATGCCTGAAGTAATTTTTTTGCAAATCACAAAGTCCATTTAATGAGCCTCGCGATGCGGGGCTTTTTTGCAATAAATGCGTACCGCAACGCATGTTTTTTACACCGAACCTGACCCTTTGGAATGGGCCTTTGAGGATACCAGTTAGTGCTGGCGAGCCTCGGTGGGCTGGTTTCCTGTGCGGCAAAGGTTCATTTCAAATGGTAGGTAAACGTTATGAATATCGTGCCACTTAATTACAAAGGTGAAATTGTCAGTTTCAACACTGATGGTTGGATCAACGTCACAGGTGTTGCTGAGAGATTTGGGAAACGCATTGATAACTGGATGCGTTTGGCAGAAACGCTTGAATACGTTCGTGCTTTAGACGAAGCGTTGACCGGGAAAGAATCTCAAATTTTACATCCCTCACAATCGAGGTATGTAAAAACCAGCAAGGCACGAAAGGACAGGGGTGGTGGTACGTGGCTACATCCAAAACTTTCAGTTGCATTTGCCCGTTGGTGTGATGCTCGTTTTGCTGTGTGGTGCGACCTGCACATTGATAGTCTGCTTCGCGGTGAACTGACTGAGCAGCAGAAATATGAGCAAGCATGTCGCATTCGCGATGACCGGAAATCAAAAGCCAGCAATGGGGCAAGAGAGATGGCTCGCTGGCGATGGGATAAGCCGGTTATTGAAGCAAATGTCGAGTACTGGCGCGAGCAACTGCAGTTGACTCTCGATATCGCTTGCTGATGGCAAACGCAAAACTGCGTTATCGGAAAAATCAAAGCATTACGAGAACTGAGCAACAGCTATCCATTACAAAGCCCATCTACGGGTGGGCTTGATAATGAAACCGGAATTTATTCTGGGTAACCAGTTACGGCAGTACAGCGAAACAACCCAAGCCAGTAAGTGGGGAAATAACACTGGCAGCCACTGAAAGATGAACCTCCTGCCTTATGGCAAAAAAAAGATTCTTTGTGGTGGCGGACTGATGGAAAGACATCCTAATCAAGCAACCACTCCACAGGGTCATAATTATGAACGACCAGCAAATCGAAAAAGAAATCGTTGAGAAAGGCAAAACCGCTCCGAGAATCACTCCGCAGCACATCGAAGACGTGATTAAAAGCGAGCATTACTTTACTGCTTATGATGGACGAAATGGTGCCATTTCCAGCAACGAATATTGTGGCAGGGAAAAACCAGAAGAAGGCGATCGTGATTTATCACCATTGAAGTTGCTCACTTTCTGCGTACTGGTGCTGAAGAATGGCTTCACCGTCACCGGAGAGAGTGCCTGTGCAAGCCCGGAAAACTTTGATGCAGAAATTGGTCGGAAGATTGCCCGGCAAAATGCTGTAAACAAAATCTGGATGCTCGAAGGTTACTTGCTGAAGCAGAAGCTAAGCGAACAGTAGTTATTACAAAAGCCATTCCCTACAGAGTGGCTTTGATAATGGCTTATACCCTACACGGGATATCTTAACTGATATCCCTTTTAACGGATAAACGGAGCCAACAATGGCAGAGATTATTCCTATGACTGAAGAACAGAAATTCCAGTTAGAGATTTACAAACTGGTCATGAACCAGAACGAAGCCGCAGAGGAAGCATTTCAGTTCATTGGCACTGACGAGCTGAAGCTTGAGCTATTCAAAATTCACTTCCAGTCAGGCGGCGCTAATTCAGATATCACGACCCGCACTATCGAAGCGGTGCGTAAATCGAAGGAAGCGTTAGACCTGTTCACCACCGGAGCATGATGCTCAACCTGAAATGACAACTAAGTGAGATGAATATGGCAGCACCAAAGGGCAACCGATTTTGGGAGGCCCGCAGTAGTCATGGGCGAAATCCTAAATTCGAATCGCCTGAGGCGCTGTGGGCTGCTTGTTGTGAATACTTCGAGTGGGCTGATGATAACCCACTATGGGAGGGTAAGGTATTTTCATATCAGGGAGAAATAATTAAGGCTAATGTCCCTAAGATGCGAGCCATGACTATTTCAGGATTGTGTACCTTCCTTGATATCACCAGGCAAACGTGGGGAACCTTCCGGTCAATGGAAGGTTTTTCTGACGTCACATCGCGAGCGGAAGACATCATCTACGACCAGAAATTCTCTGGCGCAGCCGCTGACCTTCTCAACGCTAACATCATCGCCCGTGATTTGGGCATCAAAGAGCAGTCGCAAGTTGAAGACGTGACACCTGATAAGGGAGATCGCGATAAGCGGCGCTCTCGTATCAAGGAGCTATTCAACCGTGGAACTGGACGCGATTCTTGATAACTTGAGCGACGAAGAGCAAATCGAATTGCTCGAGCTACTCGAAGAAGAAGAGAACTACCGGAACACACACCTGCTATATGAATTTACGCCATACAGCAAACAGCGTGAGTTCATCGACGCCGGGCATGACTATCCAGAGCGCTGTTTTATGGCTGGTAACCAGCTTGGTAAGTCATTTACTGGTGCTGCTGAAGTCGCATTTCACCTTACCGGGCGTTATCCGGGCACAAAAGGATATCCTGCTGATGGTAAATATGGTGGGGAGTGGAAAGGTAAGCGTTTCTATGAGCCTGTTGTCTTCTGGATTGGTGGCGAGACAAACGAGACGGTAACCAAAACGACTCAACGCATCCTGTGCGGTCGTATTGAAGAGAATGATGAACCGGGCTACGGTTCAATACCGAAAGAGGACATCATTAGCTGGAAGAAGTCTCCTTTCTTTCCGAACCTTGTTGATCACCTTCTGGTTAAGCATCACACGGCTGATGGCGTTGAAGATGGCATTTCAATCTGCTACTTCAAGCCATACTCGCAAGGTCGTGCTCGCTGGCAGGGTGACACAATCCACGGAGTGTGGTTTGACGAAGAACCACCATACAGCATTTATGGCGAAGGGCTTACCCGTACCAACAAATACGGGCAATTCTCAATCCTGACGTTTACCCCGCTGATGGGGATGTCTGACGTTGTTACCAAGTTCCTGAAGAATCCCAGCAAGTCGCAGAAAGTGGTCAACATGACCATCTATGACGCTGAGCACTATACCGACGAGCAGAAAGAGCAAATCATCGCATCCTATCCTGAGCATGAGAGAGAGGCGCGTGCTCGCGGTATTCCTACGATGGGTAGTGGTCGAATCTTCCAGATACCGGAAGAGACGATTAAGTGTCAGCCGTTCGAGTGTCCTGATCACTTCTACGTAATTGGCGGTATGGATTTCGGATGGGATCACCCGCAGGCGCAGGTTCAGCTTTGGTGGGATAAGGACGCAGACACAATCTACGTTTCACGCGTGTGGAAGGCGAAAGAAAAGACAGCCGTTCAGGCGTGGGGAGCAGTTAAATCATGGGCGCATAAAGTGCCAACCGCATGGCCTCATGACGGAAACCAGCACGAGAAGGGTGGCGGTGAGCAGCTCAAAGGGCAGTATGCAGACGCTGGATTTATGATGTTGCAGGAGCATGCGACATGGCCTGATGGCGGTAATGCTGTTGAGCCTGGCATCACTGAATTGCGCGACATGATGCTTGATGGTCGCTTCAAAGTATTCAACACCTGTGAGCCATTCTTTGAGGAGTTCCGCCTCTATCACCGTGATGAAAACGGGAAGATCGTCAAGCTTAACGACGACGTTCTCTCAGCCGTTCGCTATGCATACATGATGCGCCGCTTCGCAAAAATGATGCGCGACATCAAAAAACCAAAAGAGAAAAAGATACCAGCCCCAATCAGGCCCATCGCACGGAGAACTTAAATGGCCGACGAAAACAGACTCAATTCCATTCTGTGTAAGTTTGACGCAGACTGGATGGCGAGCGATGAAGCCAGAACCGAGGCGACAAATGACCTGTATTTTAGCCGAGTGTCGCAATGGGATGACTGGCTATCAAACTACACCACCCTGCAATATCGCGGACAATTCGATGTTGTCCGCCCGGTGGTCAGGAAGCTGGTCGCAGAGATGCGCCGGAACCCTATCGACGTTCTCTTCCGACCAAAAGACGGTGCTAATCCTGATGCAGCCGATGTGTTGATGGGAATGTATCGTACTGATATGCGCCATAACACGGCAAAGATTGCCGTTAACGTTGGAGTTCGTGAGCAGATAGAGTCCGGCGTTGGTGCATGGCGTCTGCTCACGCAGTACGAAGACAACGACCCAACAAGCAACAATCAGGTAATCCGACGCCTTCCAATCCATGAAGCCTGCTCACACGTCATATGGGATGCCAACAGCAAGCAGATGGATAAGAGCGACGCCAAGCACTGCACGGTGATTAACGCCTTGTCACGCAATGGTTGGAAAGAGTTCGCAGAGGATTACGGCATTGATCCTGACACGCTGCCATCTTTCCAGAATCCGAACGATACATGGCTGTTTCCGTGGGTATCGAATGATGTCGTCTACGTCGCTGAGTATTACGAGGTCGAAGAGAAGAAAGAGAAAGTCTTCATCTACCGCGACCCGCTGACAGGTGAGCCGGTCAGCTATTACCAGCAGGATATCAAAGACGTCATCGATGACCTGGCTAATCGTGGATTCATTAAGGTAGCAGAGCGTAAGGTCAAGCGTCGGCGTGTGTATAAGTCGATCATCACCTGCACGCAGATACTGAAAGACCGCGAGAAGATAGCCGGAGAGCATATTCCAATCGTTCCAGTATATGGCGAATGGTCATTCGCTGGTGACAAGGAGTGCTACGAAGGAGTGGTAAGGCTGACGAAAGACGGTCAACGCCTTCGTAACATGATCATGTCATTCAACGCCGATATTGTTGCTCGTTCACCGAAGAAGAAACCGACTTTCTTCCCTGAGCAAATCGAAGGCTACGAATACATGTACGGTGGAAATGATGACTATCCGTACTATCTGCAGAACAGGACCGATGAAAACGGTAACGACCTGCCGATTGGTCCAATCTCCTACATGGAAAACCCTGAAGTGCCGCAAGCCAACGCTTACATGCTTGAGGCTGCCACCAACGCAGTGAAAGAGGTGGCTAGTCTTGGTGTGGATGCGCAGGCAGCAAACTCTCAGGTCGCTTTCGATACCGTCAATCAACTGAACATGCGGGCAGACCTTGAGACATACGTGTTTCAGGATAACCTGGCTACCGCAATGCGACGTGATGGCGAGATTTATGCCTCAATGGTCAACGATATTTATGACGTTCCTCGTCATGTAATGTCAACGACGGATGAAA